GGCCGACCTGATCGCCAGGCGCAAGCTGGAGATCGCGGTGGATAGTTGGCAGGCGGCCGACAAACAACTGGGTGTGAGCTTCAATCGCCTGCCGGTGCGCACCTTCGAGATCATGGCCGGTATGACGGCGGATGGCGGCACCCTGCAGGAGTACCTGGCGGGGTTGAGCATCGATGCTGTGGATGGGATTGTGAGCAAGCTGGGCCAGGCCATCACCCAGGGCTGGAACCCGGTCAAGACGGCCAGGGCCATGCGCGATGGGCTGGCGCTGGGGTATGAGCGGGCTTTGCGGGTTGCCAGGACAGAGCAACTGAGGGCGATGCGGACTTCGACGCGCATGGCGTATGAGGCCAGCGGGCTGGTGCATTATTACAAGCGCCTGGCGGCGAAGAGCGAAAGGACGTGTATTGCCTGCCTGCTGGAAGATGGGAAGAAGTATCCGATCGATGTGCCGCTGGAGGATCATCCGAACGGGAGGTGCACGCTGGTGCCGTGCGTGGATGGGGAGGATGAGCCCACCTGGGAGACCGGGGAAGAGTGGTTTTTGAAGCAAAGCAAAACCATGCAGCAATCGATTCTCGGGCCGGGGGTATTTGAGAAGTGGCAGAACAAAGGGCTGGACGTGCGCGACCTGGTAAAGTTTCACCAGGATGATACCTGGGGAAGTTATTGGAAACCGGTTGGGGCTGGTGGGGTGGCGCAAAAAACCGCAGGAAAAGCAGCTTCTGGAGCTGGGAATGTTGGGATGGCGGCTGTTGCTGGAGTAAGCCAACCCGGCCGGGTTGGATCTGGGGCAGGAACAAACCAGGTGGCGATCCAAGTACCAGTCAGTTCGTATGCCTGGGGAAATACGAATTTGACTCCGGCGGAAATTGAATCGTTGAAAAGGGAGATCGCAGAAGTTGGGTTTGATGAAGTTAAGAATATTATTGTCAAACAAAAATATGAGGGTGTTGAGGTAAATGGAGAGATACTGCATCGCGGAGAAATGATGCATACGGGGTATGAACATTATCTTCGCCATGTTCGTAAAAGCTCGTATTGGCCTATAGATACATCTTACAATGACTATGTTGGCTATTTACGCAAATCAATTTTAGACCCTCACGGTGCGATAATATCTGCGAGCATGCTTGGCGAAAAAGAATATCTATTTATTGGTAGCATCCTTGTAAATAATGAAGTTCAATTTATTGGGACTGTGTATCGGTTAAGCCGCAAAAAATGGGTAAGTGGGCATATAATTGAAAAAGAAATAGAAGCGTTTTTAAATAGTCTAAAAGAGGTTATATGGTTGCGGAAATTAAAATAAATATTGACTCATGCTTACGCACCTCAAGCGCAGAAATAGAAGCGTTTGAGGAACGCATTGAATATGGGGAGAAAATTCTTGATGCTGAATGGGAAATCAATAAATTTGACTGGTATTTTTTAATGGTAGGAGATATTGAAGCCTTAATTAAGCACAAGGACGAACTAAATTCAGGCCAAATAAATCAACTACGAGACTTAGTAAAGCGGTTGAAAATCCTTAAAGCTTACATTCTACAGAAGGGTTATGAGTACCCGGATGTGATTGAAAAAGTTGATATTTAATATATTGGCTAGACTGAGTAATGATTGACATTTGAAAAGGAATATATTTTGAAAGAAGTTAAGGATGATTTATGGATACGATAATAGACATTGAAGGATTGTTGAGTAGTATACAAAATGAGTTGGATGATTTTGAAGAGGATTTAGAAATGGGCGCTTCAGATCGCCAATTTGATTTGATGAGTACGGATTGGGCTTTATTACTACATACCTATATCTTGGTTATTTTGGAAAAAAGCTATGAGAATTTGACTGCAACGCAATTAAATATTTTCATAGATTTGATAAAAAGAACTAAGAAATTGAAGCCAGAAATATTGGCAAAGAACTACAGATATCCCGAAGAAATAGATGCGTTTTTGGATAAGTTGGAAAAGAATAAATGATTAATTATCTCGATACCAGGTCTTTTTTTATTTGTTTGGGTCCTTTTAAATTTATTAGTTTTATTGTAAAATAAGGATATATCAAGCAAGTCCTGCGCTATTTGTGGGACTACCCCAGGAGATGAGCGCCCTGACACAGAGATTGTGTCAGGGCGTTTTTTATTTACTTATGGCGAGATGCCAGGGAGATGACGAGATGTCAGACGAGAATAATCAAGGCAACAGCAGCAACCAGCAAGGTGATCCGAACGGGCAGACGGGAAGTCAGCCGCTTCAGTTTGATGCCTGGCTGGAACAACAGGGCGATGATGTGAAAGGCTTGCTAAACACGCATGCCAGCGGTCTGAAAACCGCCCTGAGCGCGGAACGTGATCGCAATAAGGAACTGGAAAAGAGTCTGCGGGATGCAGCCTCGAAGGCCGAGAAGGGCTCAGAGAGCGAGAAGCGCCTGAGCGAACTGGCCAACCAGGTGACTGAGAGCAATCGCAAAAGCGCGTTTTATGAAGGCGCAGCCACCGCCGGGGTGAATAACCTAAAGCTGGCTTATATGGCCGCTACCACTGATGATCTTTTCAAAAGAGATGGGTCGGTAGATTTTGAGGCCATGCGTCGGACTTATCCGGAGTTGTTTGGCGGCAAGAGCAGCCAGAGCAATAACGGTGGGTCCGGGACGAATTCGCAGCCAAATGCAAAGCCCAATATGGATGATTACATCCGTGGACAACTCAGATAAAGGAGATTGAGTTATGTATAACAATGTTATCGGCCGCAGCGATGTCGCATCGGTCGTGCCCCCTGAAGTTTCGTACGATTTGATTAACGGCGTTGCCCAGCAGTCATTCTTGATGCGGCAAGCTGATCGCCTGCGCAATATGACTGCGTATGAGCAGAAAATGCCGGTGCTCAGCGCGCTGGCCTCCGCTTCTTTTCCCAACAGCACTACCCCACCTGGTGAAACTGGACTTTCTGAAACCACCGAGGTCAACTGGGCGGATGTTTCGATTTACGCCGAAGAACTGGCAGTGATCGTACCCGTTCCACGCACAACCATTTCGGATGCCAAGATCCCGATTTGGGACGAGGTAAAGAAGGAACTGATCACTGCGGCAGGTGCCGCCATTGATAACGCTCAGTTGTACGGCACCAACAAGCCATCCACCTGGCCCACCGCGATTGTGACAGCCGCTGTTGCGGCCAGTCATAACGTGAGCCTGGCAGGCTTTACCAACCTGTACCTGGCTCTCCTGGGAGAGGGCGGTGTCTTTGCAAAGGTCGAAGAAGATGGTTTCGCTGTTGATGGCGTGCTTTCGAACCTTAGCATGAAATCCTCGATACGCGGCACTGTGGATACGAACAAGCAGCCAATTTTCAACACTGACCCGGCAGCCGCCGATCGCTACATGCTGGGTGGTTCGCCATGCTGGTTCCCGACTACCGGTATTACCAATGCGACCTACAAGATGATTGCTGGCGCTTGGAAAGAAATCAAATATTCCGTACGCCAGGATATAAGCTTTGAGGTCTTTACCGAAGGCATTATCCAGGACCGCAATGGGGCCATCGTTTTCAACCTGATGCAACAGCGCATGGCTGCCCTGCAGTTGACCATGCGTTTGGGTTTTGCCGTGCCGAATATTATCAACCGTGTGAACAGCAACGGCTCCACCCGTTACCCGTTCGCGGTGCTTGTAGCCTAGGAGGTGAGAAATGCCTGAAGGTAAAGGTGCTTATGTTGTGGATTTGGCCGCCCTGGATACTGCGGGCGGTGTATTGAGCCTGGCCAACCCGGAAGGCGCGGATCTGATCGTGACCCGGCTCGTGCTGGATGTGACCACGAAAAGCACCGGCGCTTGCACGGTGGATGCCGGGGTAGCAGCCAACGGGACGACCAGCAATGACACGCTGATTGATGGGCTGGATGTTGGTACGGCTGCCGGGACTTTCGACAATATTGAAAACCAGGGCACGAACGGTCTGGCCGTGGTGAAGTGGACCAGCAGCAAATATCTAACCATCAGCAAGGCCAGCGGTGCCGCGGCTGGCCTGGTGGGCAAGGCCTACATCCAGTGGGTGCGTTGCTAATGTACTTGCTCAAAGTGTAACGTGGGCCAAGCAACCCCAGGGCTAAAGCGTCCTGGGGTTGGATTAATAAAACAGGTGAATCATGGCAGCGACTGCAGAACAAATCATCCGAGTGCGTAGAATGACAGCCGAAAGCGGGGATACCTCACCATATAGCGACGCGGACATGGCGACGTATATCGAAACGTATCCCCTGATGGACTCATCCGGCTATGACCCGGATGATAGCGAATGGACGCCAACCTATGACCTGAACGCGGCGGCCGCCGATATTTGGGAAGAAAAAGCCGCCAATTTCGTCGCCAATGGCGCAGTGTATGAAACAGACAGCGCGCATGCCATGGCCATGCGCCAGTGCCGGTATTTTCGCGCCAAGCGCACGATTAAAGGCGTTCAAATGAAAGTGGAGTATTACGATGAAACCACTGGAAGCTGAAGACCTGGTTGAGGGCGCTTTACTGGCGGATACTGCGCTGCAGGAGATCGTGGCCGGGCGCGTGTATCGCTATGTTGCGCCAATGGCTGCCATCCTGCCATTTGTGGTGATCAGCATTCAATCCGCCAGAGATGAACTGGGGGTTGGGGCGGCAGTAGTGATGACGGTTTACGAACTGGTTGTGCGTGCAGTTGGCAGCATAGAGGACCTGGATAACCTGCAATCCGCTGCAGACCGGTTTGATGCCGTCCTTCTGGGCGGATACGGACAAAGTTATCAGATTGCCAGGCGCGCGCCGATTACCTATGTGACAGTTGAAAATAACCAGTATTACCGGCATTTGGGTGCCAGGTATCAAATGGAAGGCTAGCAGAGAAACATGGCATCCACCCCGCGCAATTATGAGCTTGTCTTCAACCGTTTTCCTGAACTCCAGGCACGATTCCCTTCCGCGGTGAGCAAAATCGTAACCACTTCGGGAATGGCTATCTCTGCGGCTGTAAAGGTGGATATGGCCCAGCCCAAACATGGCCGAAATTACAAGCGCCATGGCAAAAGCCATCGCGCAAGTGCGCCAGGAGAAAGTCCCGCGGTTGATACTGGCGCACTGGTAAACAGCATTGGTTTTGAATTGTTGGAGCAAAGTGTTGGGATGGTATTTACCAACCAGGAATACGGCCCAGCGCTGGAGTTCGGTTACGCACGCATGGCCGCCAGGCCATTTTTTGAACCTGCGTTGAATAACGAGCGACCCAATTTTATTGGCCGCATGACACAGCTTGAAAGTAATTTATAGAGAGGAGCAACAATATGGGTGAAAAGAGCAGCATTTTTCAAGGGATCCAGGTAGGTGTTGAATCGACTCCTGGTACACCTGTAGCCGCGGGGTTGAAGCTTTTGGCAACCTCCATAGTGCCGCGCGCAAAGGTTGAGGCAGATACTTTTCGCGCGGCAGGTAATAAATACGCCAGTTTTGCCGTGTTGAATAAGGAATGGTCGGAAGCGGCGATTGAAGGAAAGTTGACGTATAACGAGGTGCTTTACCTGCTGTCATCGATGATTGAGCAGCCTACCCCGGTGCAGCAGGGTGCTACGGATGCCTATAAATGGACATTCGAATCGTCCACCTCGGGTGAGGATGCCGGTAAAACCCTGACAATTGAGCAGGGAGATGCGAACAGCGCCTGGCGCGGTCCGGGTTTGCGAGTTAGCGGGCTGGAGCTAACTTTTACACGCTCAGAAGTGACCATCGGCGGATCCGCAATTGGAGAGCCACTAGAAACCGGGATCACAATGACCGCCACACCCACCAGCCTGGCATCCAGGCCAGTGCTACCGGCGCATGTGAAGCTGTATATGGCCGATACCCAGGCCGGACTGGGATCTGCCAGCCCTATTACACGCGGGTTTGGGCTAACCTGGAATCTGACCGATAAAGTTGGGCTGGCATGGCCGATTGGTCAAGACCCTATTACTCTGGAAACAGTACCCAACGGTGAGTCCAAGCTTAAGCTGGCGTCCGATACTGTAGGTCTTGGGCTAATCGCCACCATGCGTGCGGGAGCCACCAAGTGGCTGCGCGTAAAGTGTGAAGGCGAAACGATCGATGCGCCATACAAATATACATTCCAGATCGATTTCCCTGGACAGGTGAAGGATGTAAGCGAATTTAGCGATGATGGCGGCATTTACATGCTGGAATACAGCCTGGCCATGATCCATGACGCCACCTGGGGAAAAGCTTTCTCCATTGATGTCATCTGTGATGTATCGACGCTGTAAACAAACCAGCCATCCTTCTCTGGCACAAACAACAATGCCTGGGGAAGGATGGCTATATGCCTTATAAGGATATGCCCCATGAAATTATCTGATCTGCAGAAGAAAGTAAAAAGTGTTGATGTCAATTACCAGGACGAAACCCTGCATATTGATTACCTGGCAAACGCGGTAACACCTGGGTTCTTGAACGATAAGCCAGATCTTTATGAACAGATTCGCCGGGTTGTCGTGGCCTGGGATATCTTGGGAGAAAATGGTAATCCGTTGGAACCAGCAGAAATTATTCCGCAGATGCCAGTCCAGCTGCTGGATGTGATCTTACAGGCGATTGTGCAGGATATGCGAATTGGGTCAGATCAAAAAAAAGCCTAATGCGTTGGGCCAGCGCGCCAGAGTTATTTGACCCGCCAGATCCGGAGTTATTGGAAGCGCTTATGCTGGTAAAAACGGCAAAGTGGATGGGAATAGCCCCCTGGGAACTTGCGCAACAACCAATATGGTGGCTGGATCTGGCCAGCCTGGCAATAGAACTGGATACGGAAAAACGGGCTGGAAACCAAAGGATTAATTCTTAATGGACCCAAGAACCCACCCACCAGGCGATGGCAATGATGACAATAAAAATAATCCAGAGCTGGCAGCCAAGTGAATACCATTCCGTAAAAACAGATTTTTTTTGTGGTTTCTGAAAGTTTCCTTTATCCATATATTTATTTTAGCACGTTGGAAGGTTGAGATTATGGCGATTGAAGCTGCGCGTTTATTTGTTTCAATTGGCGCTGATATGGGTGGATTAAAAAAAGGTTTGAAAGACTCGAATAATGACCTGGTTAGCTTTGGCAATTCGATGATGTCTGTCGGCGGTAAGATGACTGCAGTAATAACAGCACCGGCCTTGCTGGCCGGAGGAGCCATGCTCAAAATAGGGATGGCAGCGGAACAAAACCGAATTGCATTTGAGACTTTGCTCGGTTCCGCTCAGGCTGCGGGATCATTTTTGAATGATTTGCAAGATTTTGCAGCGTCGACTCCGTTCCAGTTTCCGGAATTAGTAGATGCCAGTAAGCGCATGCTGGCATTTGGATTTGCCAGCGAAAAAATTATTCCAATGCTCACCACGATTGGAGATACCGTGTCGGGTCTTGGTCTGGGTAGCGAAGGCATTAACCGTGTAACTCTGGCGATTGGGCAAATGAGTGCCAAGGGCAAGGTCAGCGCGCAGGAAATGATGCAGCTGACTGAAGCAGGCATCCCGGCCTGGCAATATCTGGCAGACGCGATGGGGATCAGTACTGCCGAAGTAATGAAAATGACAGAACAGGGTCTCGTCCCGGCAAGCGAAGCACTAGATTACCTATTGGCTGGTATGAAAAGTGATTTCGGCGGATTAATGGCCAAGCAGTCGCAAACAGCAGGAGGGGCATTGAGTAACTTGCAAGATGAGATTACCAGGGCATCTGGAGATATCGCGACTACATTTTTACCAATCGTAAAAGACGCCATAACGGGTCTGCGGGATTTGGTTAACTCATTTGCCGATCTTGATCCAGAGACCCAAAAATTTATTGTGGGGCTCGGTCTGGTCGCTGCAGTGGCAGGGCCTGTCATTTCTGTTATTGGTGGAATTGTCTCAATTGGCGGCGTACTTATTACTGTTTTTGAAGGGCTGGCTGCCGGTTGGGCAGCGTGGAGCGCCGGGTTAAGTTTGCCCACAGCGCTTGGTGCTGCAGGCTTAACGCCAATTGCAATTGGTTTAACCGGTGTTCTAATAGCAGTCGGTAGTGTTGTGGCCATTTGGATTGCCTGGAACGAGCAAATTGCTAAAACACAAAAAGCAGGTATGGAAAATAATATTTCAGCCTGGGCAAATGGGTTAAATAGCGTTGCCCAGTCCGGAGGAGGTGCCCGGGCAGTGCTGCAACAATACGCAAACGGGGTTCAATCTATCAACACGACATTGGAACAAACGCCCTGGTACACACGCATGTTTGTGGACCAACAGGGGTTGATCGACAATGGTCTGCGCGAGACAATCAATGTACTCGGCAACGTGAGCACAAATTATGACGAATATAAATCATCAGTTATTGAGGCAGCGAACACCGCTGGGTACATGGAAGATGCTGAAGGCCGTCTGTACACTATGATACAAACGGGGCATGGGAAAATAAAATCTTACGTGGATGGTGTCAAAATATTGAGTGAAGCGCAGTTCACGCTGAACCAAAATATTGAAAAAGGCACTAGCGGAATTGATGCCCAGGCTAAAGCATGGTTAGATCTATGGAATACAGAAAAGCAGGTAGTAAAAACAACTATGGAGGCATCGGATATCCTTGGGGTGCTGAACGAGTCACTTTCCAACGCCGGTTATAGTACTAACCAGGCAAAAATAATGACAGAGAATCTCGGCATTGCGCTTGGCCTGACCACCCAGGAACAAACCACGCTTATCAATGAGGTCGGTCTATATTCGGATGCGCTGGCAATGGGGATTATCTCGGAGCAAGAATATACAACCGCCATGTTGGCCGCCAAGAATGGCACATTAGAAATGAGCGAAGCGGAACGAGCAGCTCTGGAAGACAAAGTGGCACTGGCAAATGCAGCGCGCGATGCTGCCCAGGCAACTTCTGAGCAGACTGCCGAAATGTGGGCTTTGGCAGAATCCCTCAAGGGCGTCAGAAATGCGGAAATGGCAAAAATATTAATCGGCGATTTGACTCAAGCCATTAGGGATGGAGCCAACGACCCTGCAGCTCTGGGCACAGCCATAGAGGATTTAGGAATTAAATATGGGCTCATGGATGGCAAATCCATCGCACTGGCCCAAAACCTACCTCTGCTTAGCGATGCACTGCAAAAAGGTGTAATCCCAGCCAATAAAGCAGCTGAAGCTTTGGCTGCTTTAAGCGCAGATGCGGCCGATGGAAAGGTGAATTGGTCCGATTTTCTTAACACGTGGAAAGACCCAACTGTACTACAACCCACGATTGACAAAATTATAGAAGCTTCTAGCACTGTGGATGCATTTGCAACAGAAAAATTACCGTCCGCAACAGATTCGATCACGACTGAGTTGTCTAATTGGGGTAAGAAATTTGATGAAGAAATTTCGCGGATTAATAATAGTTTGTCGAAAGTGGATCTAGCCTCATTCAATAAGGCTTTCGGCGAAGCCGCAGATTGGGTGCAATCGTTGGTCAATAGCATTGCTAATCTTCCAGCAACATTAACAATCAGTTCGTCCTTTACCAATGGGAATAAGACCCCTCCCCCGATAGTACCCCACGCCAGCCCGGAGGCATATTCTCCAGTTGCACCAGAAACATGGCATGCCGGTTTATTTGATGGTAATTACACCAGCATGACAACCAGCCAGGCCAGCTCTCAGGCAAAAAATATGCAGTTCAACAATTATGGCGTTGTCAATCTTGGTCAGGATGGCAGCACGTTTGGCAGCGCATTGCTAGCCAGTCTGATGTGAGGTAAGTATGTCTATGAACTTATACAGCTATGATGGCCACGCCATCAATAATAAAACAAATTACGAGGCTATCATCCCTGCTGATAGCCCACTCATGGCAACCACAAAGGCGAATTATGTGCAGCGCAGCGCTGCCTGGCCAGTTTTCACAAGTAAAACCTTGGGCGAAGTGCGATTCACTATCCTGATCGCAATACGTGGCGGTACCGGCAGTCTGGATCAGTTAAAGAGCTGGTTCGATACCATCACACTGCATCCCGTAAAACTTTTAGGGTCCGAAGACGGAAAGTATTGGGCCATGATGGTGATACCTGAAAGCATGGTTGCGCTTGGCTCCAACGCAGTCAAAATAACGTTATCCACCGCAGATATGGCCTGGGTGGATGATGGCGTTGGCAGCAGTTCTTCCTGGTCAATTACTGCATCCGAGCAAACAAAAGTGGTATCGGTTTCGAGCGAGCGTTATGTAGAACCTATCATAAATATAAGTGCCGTGACAGGGAATGGGTATCTCTATCTGCGCCATTTGAAAATTTACAACCGTGTGCCGAAAACCTTTATCAATTACCCGCTGGAAATTACAAACGGCGGATGGAATACCGCTGCGTTGGTTACAGCAGGAAAAATGTTATCATCTGGCAATGACCTGCGCGTATTTGTTGATGGTGTTGAGGTAGATCGCTGGGTAAGCGGCATTAACACAGCCACTACAAAGGTCTGGATCGGAATTGACCTGAAAGGATCGATTAAGCCAACACTTAAAACGGCTATCGCATCAAGTGGTTCGTTAACTGCAATCTATTTGCAGGATACGCCAACCACGACAAAGACCAATAACAAACAAAAGCTTGCAAGGATGCCGAAACACGGCTTGGTTATGATTGACAGCGAGATGTTCGCGTATAACAACATCAACCTGACAAAATTGTCATTTACGGGGATCACCCGCGCGGTAAACGGCACTAGCATGGCTGCTCACAGTGCGAATGCGAATATTTATTGGGTGGAACATGACATTAAAATAATGTACGGCGATTCCACTGCCATCGCGCCCGAAACAGATGGCACCCAGATGCCCATCATCGATTTGAGTACATCCACCAATGCATCCTGGGTGTACGCAACATTCGCAGAGTTTGATACGCAGCGCGCCGGAGCCTGGGAGTACAACATAGAACGATCAGCCGGAAAAGCCTCCGACATTCGCACTGGCAACGCCGGTACGGATATTTCGCCGTATGAGGCCATGGGTGCGGAAATCAATACCTATTATGATGGCAGCATCCTTAAGGCCGGGTCCGGAAAGATCACCTGGTCAATAAATGTGCCGGGCGGTATTTCAACCGTTTCGTCCAACGGCTATAAATATCGCGGTGGTACAACCTTTCCTGCCATTGCCAGTCTGCAGAACCTGGTAAAGAACGTTTGGACCAGCTTATGGAATGAATCCAGCCCGGCCAGCGTTTCTACCTGGACATCCTGGACGCGCAGTTCAGTTAGTGCCGGAGATGCCACGGATGTACAGTTTGTCTTCGATGGAAAAATCAACTCAAACGGTGTGCGCGCTAATTTTGAAGTACGCGATGTAACCCTAGCTTTGACTTCGGCCGGTATTCCCAGCGTGGCGATGGGCACCGAAATCTCTAACATGTGGGTGGATCTGACAATTGAGAATACAACCAACGATGACTGGGTGCAGGTCGTTTATCCCTTCACGACCGATACACTGACAGTTGATTGTGAGAATCGCACAGCCAACAGCGGCCAGGTCAATAAATTTGGCAATTTAAGACTCAATAACAGCCCATACTGGCTGCGGTTGATGCCAGGCAGCAACACGCTCAAGGTAACAGGGTCTATTGGCCAAATAAGCCTAAACATATCCTGGAAGGATAAGCGGCTATGACTTCCATGATCAGGGTTTTTGATCGTAAGGGCATCCCGTTGGGTGAGATAAACGCACAATATACTTGCAATTGGCTGCTGAACGCGCCAGGCCAACTCAGCTTTAGCTTATCGACCAGTGATCCAAAGTGCCGTGAGGATTTGCTGCGCTTTGGAAACCTGGTTTTGGTGCTGGATGACTATTTGCCAGCCTGGGGCGGAGTGATCGATACGCCACGTGAATGGGGCAATGGCCAGGTGAAAGTGAACGCCTGGGGTGGCGAAAAATTATTGGATTATCGCAGGGGTACGCCAGGGAAATCCATCACCGGTACATGTGGCGCCATATTCTCAAACATTATCAGGCAGGCAAATAGTGTTGGTAATTTGCCACTCGTTATTGGTAATGTGTTTGAGGGTGGTAAGCCACGGACGGAAACGCTGAATGACACGCTATTGAAAGAGGCAACACGGATCGTACAACTAGCAAAAATGGAATGGTATGTGGAGCCTAGTCTATTAAACAATGGGCGTATGGTATTTCTGGCAAATTGCCTGGTAAAAGCGGGCAAGAAGTTGCCGTTGGAGTTAATAGAGTCGGTACACCTCAAGCTAAGTCAGCGCCCGATGACAGAACAGGGTGAGATTGTCAATGATGTCCTGGGATATGGCGAAGGGGTGAACTGGTCAACGCGGCCGCAGGCGATACGAAAAGATGATATTTCCATTGGCTTGTATGGTCTGCGTCAGGGTTTGCTGCAGTTTTCAGGCACAACGATGGACGGCACATTGAAATCTAATACCACTAACTATTTGAAGGATATGAGCTATCCCCGCATTTCGATGGATGTCAATGTCGCCAACGTGAATGATGTCTGGAATTTTATGCGCCTGGGAAACCGCTTCGATTGCCGCCTGCACTCTGTCGGCTTTAGCGGTGGCGATTATGGCATTGTGCGCGAAATACGCGCGATTGGCATGGAATATGATGGTGAAACGCTGCGAATTGTTGGCGAAGGTGATTTATAGGAGGCTAAATGGGCATCGAACTGGACAAATTGGCGGTGGAAGGTAATTTTTTGAGTCGATTGGCTGCGCTTGAGAACCGTATCCGTGCGCTCGAAGCGCGTGGAGTGGAGGTGGGCGCGATTGATGAATTAGGCGATAACCTGGGCATTATGCGCAGCGGCGCTTTCATCGCCGGTACTGGTGATCCTAACAGCAGCACAGATCCATTTACTGGCGTAGCCATGATGTCACCCGGTGTGGATCCGGCGGGCACAGGCGATGAATGGAATTTAGTGGGGATGAATAATGGTGTCGTGCAAGCTGGTATCTCTGCCGCTGATGGTAAATTTTACGCGGGGGCGGGGGGAGTAATATTGGATAGCGAGGGTGTTACGTTGGATTTGCCAGCTGTTGGATCGAGCAGTCTGTCCACCATCAAATGGACACCGGATAATGGGATATCATATCCAGTAACAATTGACGCATTTTCGAGTGAGGCGCGTACATATCTGGATATGTATGCGAACGGCGTTCCGTCTTATCCAGACGGTTCAATAAGCATAAATGCAATCAATGAGGCAGGGACAAAAGCAGCGGGTATGAGTTTTTGGGCGCCTCAATCCGGTAATAGTATTTTGTCAGCTAACGCTGACGAGATCTGGCTATACACGGTACCCAAAATCTCAGACGCAGTAGCTCCTTCGTATTTCCCCCTATATGCGTTTGATGGATGGATTGATGCTCAAGTAACCTGGACTTATCTAAGCGCAAATGCCTTTACGATACCGATGGATTATTCTTCGGTATACACCAAGGGTACGCGGCTTAAATTTACAAATTCGACCGTCAAGTATGCTATTGTTGCGTCATCATCGTATAGTGCCGTAACTGACAAAACCACCGTGACTATTGTCGTTAACAATAACTACACTCTGGCTGCTGGAGCAATATCATCACCATGCATTTCCTATTTCGATTCCCCGCGCGGCTGGCCCGGTTGGTTTGGGTATACGGCAATCTATACAGGATTTTCTGCAGATCCTACCACCGTTGGTAGTCAATTCAAAATAATTGGAAATTTAATATACATAAACCATTATGAAGTTACGGCAGGAACATCTAATACAACTGATTTCACTGTATCCTTACCTGTTAATGCATCGGGTATCAGCCGCGCATATTTCAAACCTACCTATGCGACAAACAACTCAGCAAACATTGAATCATCGTTAGGACTGATTTTGGGGGGAGGTTCGGTGGCTAATCTATATTCAACCGGCGGCGGCGGTGCATGGACAGCCTCCGGAACAAAACGCGCATCATTTCAGGCTGTTTACAGGTGGTATTGATGGATTACAAACAACTTTTAATTCAAGCTGGGCTGCCCTGCGTAAGCGCAATCGTTAGCGACATAACTGGAGAAGTGATTGCGCAGTTTGAGAGGTCACTTACCCCTGCAGAATGGAATCTTTATTTAAAAATAATCAATCCGCCAACCTGGGAGGATATCCGGATTGAACGTGATCAGCTTCTATCCGCGTGTGATTGGACCCAGTTGTTGGACACTATATTGACGTTTGACGAACGCATAGCCTGGCAGACATACCGTCAAGCATTGCGAGATATACCCCAGTTGTACACTACGCCCGATTCTGTTATCTGGCCGGAGAAACCATAATGGTAAATAAATTGACAACCAAAAAGGAAGATGGAGAGAAAAAAAAGCAGGCTAGAATATTTGTGCGCGATACCTTGATTTCACTCAAGGGTCAAACGGTCAGCCAGATGAAGGCGGCTGATCAAAACAAATTCGTTACCTGCCTTGGGATATTGTTAGGTGTCATAGACGAGGCAGGAAAAGTTAAGTAAAAAAGACCCGCTTATTTTGGTAAGCGGGTCTTTTTCTTGAACGAGACGAAAAAATCAATATTGTGTATATAGCGAGGTGCCCCAGGTGGAAGGCGAACTATTGACACTGTATTTGGGGGAGGATGTTCTGTATTTATGCCGGTGGGGGAGTAGAAAAAGACAATTCCTTTGATTTGCTTATCGATGTTTTCGACCTTTATTCTGTAAATAAGACCACGCAGCACAGCGCGCTTTTCTTCCTGGGTGCCGTTCTGCAGCAATTTGATGGCGATGGCGGCCTGGTCGGCCAGCTCGGACGGGCTGAGGCGGGGCAGGCTAAGCGGAATGCGCGCGGATTGGGCCAGCTCTGCCTGCAGCACAGTTTCCTGGTGCTCGAGGTCCACCAGCGCGCTCAGCAGGGCATTCGAATGGCCATGGGCTTTGATGGCCGCGGTAATGTTGCGGATCTGCGCGCGCAGCTTCGCCAGGCGTTGGTTGGATTGTTTGCGCTGATCGGCATTCGCGCTCTGATCGGCTGCATACGTCTGGGCATCCAGCTCCTGGCGCGCGCTGGCGATATCCGGATCCAGGATGTGGGTGGCAATCGCATCAAATACGGCTGATTCCAACTGTTCCCTGGGAATGCGCCTGGCAGAGCAGGTGTGCTTGCGCAGGTTGGCACAGGCATAGGTATCTGTGGCACGCTTGCCCCGGCTGGTGGATGTATTGCCGTTGACCGGCGCGTCACACCTGGCGCAATGCAGCAGGCCGGAGAGCAGATAACGGCTGTGAGCCCGCCTGGGGTGGTCCTTATCGCTGTTGACATGCTGTGACTTCTTAAAACGCACCTGAACCTCCTGGACCGCGTTCCACAATTCGATGGGCACGATGGGCTCGCAATAATTTTCAATGACCAGGTCGGAGAATTCCAGGATGCCGATATACAGCTTGTTAGGCCAGAATGAAACAAAACTGCTCAGACTATTATAGATACCGGTGGCGTGCATGATATCCAGCAGCGGCGCACCGGCCGCGCGCATTTGGAAGGCTTTGAGCACCAGGGGCGCTGCGGCTGGGTCGGGTGCCCAACGATGGGCAATGTGTGGGGTGCCATCACGGCGCTGGCCAAGGGTGACCGGTGTGCGCTTGAAGCCCGCGGGCGGTGTGCCAGGGATGCAGCCATATTGCTGCACCAGCTCGCGCTGGCCGCGACGGATATCGATGGAGAGGTCTTTGAGGTACTGGTAATTTTTGTAATCGATGACCGCTTCTACGATGCGCCCGATGGGTCCTTCGGGCACGTCGTCTGTGAGGCTGTGGAAAGTATAGCCAAGGGTGCGCACTTCGGCGCGGTAAAGAACGGGATCATCCAGGCCGCGGCTGAAGCGATTGTAAGACCAGACGACGACGGCCTTGACCGGTGCCGCATGGCGCAGATCGTGCATGAGCTCCTGGAGCTGGTCACGGCCGGTGGTAGATCCGCGCCGGGCTTCGTCGATATAGAAGCGGGCGATGACCAGGCCGTATTGGCTGGCCCATTCGCTCAGGCTGTTCTTTTGCTGCTGGGTGGATAGTTCCTGGGTTTCGTGGCCTGAGTCGCGCAAATAGGCGTAGATTTGGGAACCAGGCAATAGGTCTACGGGGGGTGGGTTGAGTTTGAAGGGGGCCATTATTTCAAATCCATCTATAAAAAAAGCGTCAAGGATTTAGCCTGACGCTGGCGATACGTTTGCCTTATTTTGTAAGCCATGAGCGCTTATTCTTCGTGCGAGGTATCTTTTTCTATTTGAGGACTGACAAAGCGGGCAAAATCTTCCGCGCCATCTTCTTCGATCAGCTCGATTTTCTTGGCAGTAGAGCCAGTACCCAATAGATCTTTGGCTTTGTTATAGGCCATTAGTAGATTGCTGTCGTTGCGGCGAGGCTTCCCAAGCAAATAGTAAAGTTTTCCAAAATCTTTGCTATCTCCTAGAACAACATTGGTTCCAAGGTATTGAAAAGCTTTATCTTTAATACTGCCAGCGTGTAATAAGTCAAAGGAAACCGGCTGCATGGCTTTCCAATGCCCGTTTTTCCAGGCGTGTTTGAATTCGACGTCAGCTTTAGGCGCATGTATGATAGTGGGCCTTAAGCGGCTGATGACGTTTTGGTTTTTCAAATGTTTGCTAAAAACCATCCAGATCTGGGCTTCATCACGTGAGGAAGTCTGATTGTGCGGCAAGTAAGTTTCCACCAGGCGGAGATAGAGATCTTCAAAGGTTTTTTCCAGATTGTCGGTTAATCCACCTTGTGCTTTTCCAAACTGAATAGCGGAATCGTCCACCGGCAAAATCTGGACAAGCAGTTCTTCGATCTGGACAGGCGGGGGCGAAATGAATGAAATCTGTTGATCGTTGATATTCTCACTCAATTCATCAGCTTTAGATTGCATGCGACTGATGTAACTTCGTAACAATTCGCTATCTGCATCTGGGAAGGTGGCGGTTAGGCGAGCATACTTGTGCAAAAATCTGGCATGAAAGAAAACTGGGGATGCTGAATAGAACGCCAGACCAATGTTCAGGAATTCTCCGGTAAACGAATCGTGAATATAGTGTAGAACACTAAATTGGAATTGGGATTTTGTGGTCATGCTAATAGCTCCTGCAAGCTTCTCTTGAACAACTGCGCATTATCCCGAGTATTTGCAAGGTAAGTTTTCAATGGGTACAAGTCGGGGGTAATCCATTCGCTGGGTATCTGCATTTCAATTGTAGCAAAAATTTCTTCTGACAGAGTACCGAGTATTGCCACAAACTCTTCGATGTCGAGAAGGTGGGCTTTACCTTTGATGTAAGGATAAAAAACATGTTGGCGGGACCAGTTTTCAGTAATGAATTGCCACGGGCTGGGATAGCCGCCCAATAACATGGTCGGCCTGGAGTAAGGGAAAGCTTTTTCGTGATCGATCAAGATAAATCCCTCCGAATTTTGTAACATGTTTGGTTTCGAATCATTGCGATCAACATTTCCAATCAGCATGTCAAAACAATAAATTTTGGTTGCTTCAGAGATTTTATTCGAAGGCAATGGTTGGTTGAAAATGGGCGCTTTATGGATGTAAAGACTGCCAAAACTTAACCCTGGACTGATTCTCAAACGTTCATGGATCTCTGGATCTGTCTGGCTCATAAAAAAATCAGTTTCAATATTAACCAGGGCAATTTTAGGGGTTAATAGATCGAAGTAGTTTGCCAAGAGTGAGCCGTAGATTTCACGGGCTAAGCTGTGAACACCTAAGCCAAGTTCGTTGGTATTCCAAAGTTTGACAATATAAGCTTGTATGCCTGCTTCGGATTGGCATTGCATTTCAAGTGGACGTGTGCGTCCGCTGCTTTTAGCCTTTCCGACAGAAACCGGTGTGATAATTGGAATGGCAGGTATATTCATGGAATAAAACACTCTCTGATATTAGGATTTCTAATTATGAAGTCAGCATTTTCTTATTCTATTTGCCCACCTTCACCAGGTGGGCTTTTTTTATGCCATGGCATTCAACTTTTGCTGGCGGATGACCAGAACGAGGCTGGTGTAGAGGGCGTAGGCAGGGATGGTGAGGAGCAGGCCGGGCTGGGTGTGGATGCTGGAGAGCGCGGCGGTGAGGACCACCGTCATACCTACCAGGACGCGCGCCAGCACGACCGGTGTGCGCTCATGGGTGGGGGCTGAAAATTGTAGATGGGGCGTTAAAGCAAAAAATCCCTTGCGCAGCATTTGGTAGACCAACAGGCAGCGCAAATAGATTTTGAATAAGAACAGCAAATCGGGGTCAAGACGCATATTTAGCGGGGCGAGGATGAAAGGCGGCGACGTTTGGCCTGTTTTTCTCCCAACATGTACAGGTAGTCTTTGGCCTGCTGCCTGAGGTCCGGCTCTAGCTGGGAAAGCAACGAATCTATTTCAGCCTGATCTGGATCTTCCGCGCTGGGTGGCAGAAGCCCGGCTTTTTCATAGACGATCTTGAGGGGGACACCCGTGGCCGCGGAGATTGCCCGGCACATATCCACGCCTACAGATTTGATCCGATTTGAGAATAAAGCGCTTACCGCTCCCCTGGTGACAAATTCAGTACGCGCAATATCGGCCTGAGTAATGTTTTTCTCGGCCATTAGTTGATTTAACCAGTTCAGGAAACTAAACAAATTGTCTATCATAGTCAACATTATCGTATCTTCTCCGAATAACTCATTACTTATTCTGTTTAATACACTTGACAAATTGTACAATTTGCTTATACTTTGTATACTACATTAAACATTTAGGTTATTACGATATACAAAGGAGATCAGATGGAAGACAAGAAGTATGACTTCGCAAAGGTAAGCGCGCGGCCTGCCACCAAGCGGGAAATTGATGTGCTGGCGGCCATGCGCCAGCGCAAAGTGTATGAAATCGTGGCTGAGATGTTGGATACCTGGAAGCTGTTGAATGCCAGCGACGACGAGATCAGCCAGCGCGTGAGCGCGCTCTGCCAGGCTTATGAGCTGGGCGAGGATGGGCAGATGGCTTTGCTGCGCAAATTGATCGATGCCGAGTACAGCAAGCTGGCGGCTGTGAAGCTGGTTCCCCAGGTTGAAAGCCAGGCCTGATGCAATGGCACGCAAGCTCACGATGAACCTCGAGAGGCAGTTCGTAGCGCTACCCGCTGAACAGCGGGCGGCCTGGGAATATGCCATGGGGATCATCAGTGAGTACATGCGCAAAGCACAGCTCGAGATGGCAGAAGGAGAGAAAAAAAGCGAGATTGATCAGCCCTATAAAAACAGCATAGCACAGGACTGCCGCGGGCAGTTGACCGATGCAAGTGGAACTCTACTGGAAGGAGAGCACGAAAATGGCAAGGATCTTGGAATCATCAGTTTTGGCGGCGCTGGAGGACGAGGCGCCGAAGGTAACAATCCCCTCTTACGAAACACACAAAGCGATTGTCAGAGCGCTAATCATGTGGAGCAGCGCCCACCCCACAAGCGGCGCAGACGAGAACGGCCGGGCTTATTGGATCGCATCCCTGCAGGACCTCATTCCGCTGACGGGCATAAATAACCTGCCGCCCCAGCATGTGGGCACGGCTTGCCGTAATTTTTGCATGAGCATGCGCCGCATGCCAGATGGGTATCACACCGCCTGGAGCCAAAAGCAGCTCGATATTTTGCGTAAGGCCTTTGGGTTGGAGCTGACGAAATGAACGCGATGCTGAATAAGTTTGCCAACCATCTACGTGAGCAGGGTCGCGCAGAGCGCACAGTGGAAGCCTATTGCAATGACCTGGCGCGCTTTGTGCGCTGGAGCGAAGGCGAGTATGCCCAGGCCTGGGCGCTCAGCATGTATAACCGCGCGGATCTGCGCGAGTACCAACGCTATTGCCGCGATGAGCTGCAGCTGAAGGCAGCCACCTGGAACCGCTCGGTGGCCAGCCTGGCAGTCTTTGCCAGCTGGCTGCAAAGCACCAAGCAAGTGGACTATGACCCGAGCGATACCCTGACACGCGCCGAAGCCCAGAAGCTGGCCCCGCGCAGCCTGGCCAAGCCAGAACACAAACGCCTACGCTTGACTGTGAATGAGCAGGTGCGCACAGCCAGGACACCGGCTGCCAGGCGCAAAGCACTGCGTGATGCCGCTGTGGTGGCGTGCCTGTGGCAGGCTGGCATGCGCGAAGGAGAAGTGGCCCGCCTGCGCCTGCGGGATGTGCTGCTGGGTGAACGCACCGGCCGGATTGAAGTGGTCAACACCAAGGGCAACAAAGACCGGGTGATTCCGCTCGGTTACGAGGCCGCCCAGGCGCTGCGTGCCTGGCTGGCTGTGCGACCTGCCCAAGGTGAGACTGTCTTTATTGGCAAGTTTGGAGAGCCCCTCCAGGAGCGCGGGATACAGAAGCTGGTGGCAGGTTTGGCCAGCGATGCGCAGATTGGGCATGTAACCCCTCACCAGCTGCGCCACACGGCCGGGCACCAACTGATAAAGGGCGGGGCCAGCCTGCCAGAGGTGGCAGCCTTTTTGGGCCACAGCAGCCTGGAAGTGACACGCCGTTACACCCTGCCGCATTACGCAGATCTTGAGAAGCTGGCGGAGGTGCTGTGATGGTGGAGCTATTTTTGATTTTGATGGATAAGGTCCTGGATGTGATCACCGCCGGGCGATGGACAAAATCTCAAGGCAACAAGCGGCCAGCTTTCCGCATAATGCGCGGCAAGGAAGGTTAGCCATGCAATCTGCATCTCTGCGCGATTTTATTTTGACCGTGGGCCTGGTGATCATGCTGGGCATTTTGGTAGGTTTCTTTCTCGGGTTTGCGCTATGAAGCCCACACTGCCTTTGCCCGCGGAGGGCAAGAGTATCAGTGTGCCGTTGGAAGATTTACAGCAGTACATGGATGCGCACGGTCTGCGCATCCGCGAAGTGACAAAAGACCTGGTCTTTATTTTGGAAAGGAAGATGGAGAGTCTTCTTGGGAGCTGGATGCTGTGGAGCCTGCCATGCTGGCTGAGCTGGTGCGCAATCAAATTGAAGAATTGATTGACCAAGATGCCTGGGAAGAGGTTGAACTACAAGAAAACTCTTATCGCAGTGAGTTGAATAATTTAGCCAATCAGTATTAGGACAAGGAGCAGAACATGATGAGTAACGAATTGGCACAATTGCTTAGCGTCGCAGATCAGCGTATGCGCAGGAGGAAAGAGGAATTAGAAACAAAAGAGAAGGTGGCATTAGATCTGGATATTGCTAACAGCGACAGGATAGTTGAGCTTGCAAAAGCCATATTCCCTGCTGGAGTAGCTGAGTGCATATCCTGGCATGGGTGGCAGGATTACTTTACCAATAGCAACAAACATGAACACGCAGCGCTCCTGGTATCCATACCCACAGCCGCTCCTATTTTAGCGATTGTGCGCGTGGAAATGTCTGACGAATGCGCGGTTACAGATATTTGGATCGAAGAAGATAACAGACGATACAACTTGCCATTCCTGGTTTGCCATTATGAACCGGTCCAAGATCATGATTCGGAAGAGTGGGTGGTAGACATTCGGGTTGGCCCGGGATATTCCAATTTTGATGGCGTTTTGATTGACGCACTGGAAATAGGCAACAACAAAGATATCGCGCAGGCCCAGGCGGATGAGCGCAACCGCAAGGCCAGGGAACCCAAGCCAGTTGTGGAAGAGCCTGCACTCTTCTGCCCCTTGCTGCACATGGGAGAAAACTCCATCGGCCGGTGCCTGCGCACGCAGTGTGCCTGGTGGGCGGAGCACTATCATGCATGCGCCATCCAGGGCCTGGCTGGCCGTATGTACGCCGAAGAATAAGGAGAGGGATTATGCCAGGGCGATACAGTAACAATCCATTGGGGGATCTGTGCGAAGGAGCCAAGGCGCGCAGAGATCCGGTTGAAGATGCCCTGGCAAATATATACCGTGCCATGTTGGATATGGAAGAGATTGCCATGCGCCTGGAGCAAGCCAGCCGCACTGCTGCAGAAACAAAGCCTGTGTTGCAGCCAGCAGCCGAACGGTTGAGCCAGGTTATGCAGCGCCTGGCCATCCTGCACCACAGCCTGGGCAAGTACTGGCGCGATGGCCAGGCGCACCGTTGGGACTGAGGCCGCCCATGTGTACCAGCCTGTACCCTGCGCCGGGTGTCATCGATACCAGTAGTAGTAAGAATCGGCAAGTTCACTTTTGCTTGCGTGCTGGCGCAGGGGCGCGCACCCTGGGAAAAACGCTTCGGCGCCGGGCAAAGTTGGACGTAGAACTAATGTTATGCGTCCAACTTTGGCAACAAACAGGCTGTTTGATGCTCAAAAAACAACATTAGGCGCGCTTTTTTTGGACGCATAACATCATGATCGAACGGCACCCCACCTTTCAATCGGATTGCCCAGGGTGGCCCGGCGAGTGCCGCTCAAAAATTTAGCAATTTTAAGGAAACGTTTATGGATAATCGACGCGAATTGGAAAAGTTTATCGAGACGCTGAAGGACAAGGTAGATCTGGTGGAAGTCATCCAGAAGACCAGCGAATATCGCTTTGATACCCGGCGTAGTGGCCGCTTTGTCAAATGCATCCATCCGGATAGCCTGGTTGTGGACCCCGATTGGGGCCAGTACACCTGGTTTGCCAAGGGCGGATCTGACGGGCACCAATATGAAACCGGCGATGTCTTTACCTGGCTGCAGAAACATGGGGGGAAACCGGATTTTTGGCAGGCGGCTCTCTGGCTGGCAGAGCTTTATTCGGTGAAGGTGCCAGAGTGGAAGCGCGACGACAACACCGAAACCGCGAAAAACCAGAAGAGCCGGGCACAGGTCTTTGAGATTGCCTGCGGGTGGTTTGAGCGCCAGTTATTCGCCACTCCTGCTGCTTTGGAATATGCCCAATCGCGCGGTTGGACCGAAGAAACCATGCGCGCTGCCCGACTGGGCTTCAGCGGTGGCACCTTTGAGGCAGTCAACGAGTTGGTGGGCGAATTATCCATGCACGAAGTGAACCTGCGCGATGCTGCTACTGTCTCACTGGTGGGCATGCGCGGCAATGTGGGCGCCTGGCTGACATCCCAGGGAATTATGGATGGATCGCCGGACTGGATAGAGGATGACCGCATTTGGGGCCTGGCCAGCATGCCCTGCCTGGTTTACCCGCACATCTGGAGGGGCAGGGTAATGTATTTCAGCGGGCGGCGCCTGGAATGGGCCAGCCGCCTGGATTCGGTGCCGTTTGGCTGGTCCATGCTGAAAGAGCATCCCGAGCAGGTGCGCCTAATCGGCCGGTCCAAGCCCAAGAGTTACAACCTTCCCGGGGTGCTGGTCGGGGACCGGCAGTTTTACTTCAACCATGAGTTTCACCGCAATGCCGATAAAGTGGTGGTCGTGGAAGGTCCTGGCGATGCAATCAGCCTGGGTCAACTTGGAATTGCCTCGGTAGCCTTGTGCGGTGTGGCTGCCAATAAGGACCTGGGCAAGCTGCTGGATAAAGTAGCGCTGAAATATGTGGCGCTCGATAACGACAAGGCAGGCCGCGAAGCTCTTGCCACCGTGGGTGCCACCTTTGGACCTATGACCAGACTGTTGAAATGGGAAAACCAGGAGATGAACCTGGCAGGAGCTGCTGCTGATGATGAATTAATCGAGGTGGCAGATGGCGACTGACCAAAAGGTGGACGCCAATGACCTGGTAAAGAAATGGCAGGCGGACGGCGTGCAGCCAGAGATCCAACGCTCGCTGGTGCTGGCCATGATGACACTGGCCACACCGCTGGTGGAACACATGGCAGAGCTGGCAGGTGCGCTGGCACCGCGTGGTGATGAGCCGCTCTCCAGCGAGTATGAAGAAGCGTTAGATCAGGCCATCAGCCTGGCAGCCTCGCTTGATGAAAAGACCCTGGGCAAATACAAAACGCGCCTGGCGCGCAAGCTGCGCATGACCAGCCGAGATTTTCAGGCAGCGCTCACCGGTGCGAAAAAACAAGCCAAAGGCAGCGGCCGAAAATCGGACCTGCCGGAAGAATCCACATTTGGTGGTTGGTACCCGCTGGAGAATGATGATAACGGACGAGGCTGGCTGGTGGATTATCTCTGGGATGAAAAAGCACAGGAAGCCGAGCTCTGCTACCGAGACCCAGACGGAAAGATTGGCCAGGCGCGTTACCTGGATATCAACGGCAAACGCCTGGTTCCCAAGGTGGATGCAATTGTACGCGCCGGGGTGGTGACGTTCCCCAGTGGCTTGGGCGAGCTGAAAGACACCGCCGAGTTGCTCAGCATACACGAATCATTTTATCGCCGCTCGTTTCTCCTGGATAACCCGCTGATGTACAAAATGGCGGCATTTTACAGCCTGTTTACCTGGGTGTATGACGCCTTTGGCGAACTGCCGTTTTTACGTGCCCGTGGAGATAAAGACACCGGCAAAAGCGCCATTATGCTGCGCACCGGTTACCTGTGTTACCGGCTGATCCGCTCCACCGGAATCAGTTCGACTGCCTCCCTCAAATATATTGCCTCAATTTACAAAGGCACGATCTTCCTGGATGAAATGGATATCTCGGACCAGTTTGACGAACGCATTGTCATGCTGAATGTGAGCGCCATGAAAGAGCAGGCCAATATTTTGACGATGAGCGCTGTAAAAACCGCAGATGGGCTGACGGTCTTTGAACCGATCGTGCACAACGTATATGGGCCCAAGCTGATCACCATGTATGGCAAGTTTGGCGACCCTGCTACTGAAAGCCGCTGTGTGACCTTTGACTGCTACGAAAAAGACATTGCCGAACTGAAAGCCAGAGGAATTCCGCGGCGGCTAAATGAAGAATGGCGCGAAGCCGCCCAGCGGATCCGCAACCTGGATATGCGCTGGCGCCTGCAGCACTGGCAGCCCGATGTGCAGATTCCCGAAGAGCTGGAAGATGAGCGTGTCAGCACCCGTACCAACCAGGTGACGGTGCCGATCAAGTTTTTAGTGAAGGATGATCCGACCGCCCTGGAGAACGTAACGAAGGTGGTTCTGGCGCTATATGAAGAACAACTGCGCGATAAAGCCGCCAGCTTTGAAGCGCGCATCCTGGAAGCCATCCTGGCAGTGTTGGAAGAAAAGCGCTTTGTTGAGCTGGGTTTTGTGCACGAGGCCGAAACAAGCGACTTTGGACACATACGCTATGTGCGTTACCCAGACCTGGGCAAGGTGGCCAACCTGCTAATGGATGAAATGAACACGGGCAAAACCAAAGACCCCAAGAGTTTGTTGAAAGAGGATGACAAAGAAGAGGAAGAACAACCGGCCCCTGGCAAGGGGAAAAAGAAGGGCGTAGGCGGCATATCCTCCAAAACAATCGGAGATATTGCCCGCAAAGATCTGCGCCTGCCCACCAAGCGCCTGGGTACCGGATACATCGTGATACTCGAATCATCCACCGAGCCATCCGCTGCGCAAGAACGCCTGGAAGTGCTGCGCATCAAGTATGGCCTGGCAGCCAGGCAACCGGTAGTTGAAAAAGCCAGCAATCAGATGGATATGGAACGATATGCGGAGATGGCAGATGACAACCAGTATTCATTCTAAAACTTTGCTTAATGAACCAAATGTAGTTAATGAACTTGATTTGCTACATCGGGGCATTAATTTGCATTGTTTCAGCAAAAGGCCAGTTAAAGGCATGAATCGACAAATTAATTATGCTTTTAGGGCTCTGAAACAAGTTCATCGATGTTCATTCAGTTCATTAAGCCCAAAAGAGACCCCACATGCCACCTTCTTAATGAAGCAAATGAACATTAATGAAGGAAGGGGTACGAATTGCGCAAAATTGCGATGCAAGAATAATGACGGAGCAGAGCTCGAATCTGGCTGCTTTTTGATGGTTCTTAATGAACTTGCATTCTACATCCAAGTTCATTGGAACCTTCATCAAGTTCATTTTGGGAGGAAATAAGGTGGACACACGCATTCCTTTTGTAAAACACGCCTGGCGCCTGGCTTACAAAGAGTATCAGACTCGGGGCGGAAAACGAAACCGCAAACGCAACCGTGCCAGTATGCGCGCCATCGCTGCCACGCTGGTGCAATTTATAAAGGAGGCTCGCTAATGGAAGCACACGTGCAATTTGCCGAGATGATCAGAGAAGCGCTGCCCCAGAAGCATGTGATTGCCTGGTTTGGAGACTTAGACCAGGTGCGCAACGGTGAAATGCCGCCGGTGCTGATGGAAGAGCTTTGCCCTGCATGTCACCAGGTGCAACCACACCTGCTCATCTTTTTATCGAACTGGAATGTTTTCACATGCCTGGTATGCGATTTCAAACATTCGGACCAACTGGAGCGGCTATCGTGAGGAAGACGAAGATCATCCAGAACTTGATGGTGGTGGGTTTGCTGGCAGTTTGCCTGGCCACTTGCGCGCCTGACCCACGCAACCAAGCGGATGCGGATGCAACCAGGCTTTTGGCAGAGCAGGATGCGGCCGATCAGCAGCAACAACGTCAGCAGAATGCCCAGGATTTTGGTTTGAAACTGGCCGAGCGAGAACAGGTCTCTGCGCAATGGGTGCGTAGCCTGCAAGATTTTATCCGGTGGTCAATGGTTTTTGCAACCGCGGCTATATGCCTGGCTCTGCTGGGCGGAGGGTTTGGCCTAGGATTTTACTTTGTTGGCCGCAGTCGGGTAGCCGTGAACGCTGCGGCTTTGCGTGCCAGCCTAATTGGGCTAGATGCAGCCACTGGCCAATACCCGCTGATCAAATACGAAGGACATGGCATGATTTCCCTTACAGATCCAAATACGGGCATGACTCTGAAACTGGATACGCGTAATGATGCAGACCGACAAATGATAGCTACCTCTGGAGCGGTGCGGCTCTCGGGCATCGTTTCGCACAATGCGGCTATGCACAAAACGGACCCAGCAGGGGTGGCGCTGGTAGGGACAAATCCAATCACTATTTTTGATGGGGAGGGTGAGAGACCTAACCCAACGGAGGATTACGAATATGACAACTGAAAAGTACGTGGAACGCACCATCACCAACGGTGGCGGTAGTGGACCAGATCATTCCAAGACAATCTCTGCCCAGGAATATTTGCACAGTGCCAATGCCGGTGCAGGCGTACCTTTGTTACAAGCGACCATCACCGGTTTGGTGATTGCGATACCGGTTTTGGTCATCCTACTCAAAAACCGGGTTACGGATGCCTGGTACTGGGCCGCTGGTGTATGGGCACTCATCCAGGCAATCACTTGGATCATTAATCAGATGCACTGGTTCAGCCTCACCAACATTGAAAAACTAACCGGCATTGACTTGAACAAAGACGGCGTTATTGGCGATGGCAAAGGCATGCCAGGCGAAAGCGTACGAACTATAAAAATCAACCTTCACGAAATTAGCGAGGGGGGCTACGTCTCAGTCACTACGGCCCGCTTTCCGGTGGATGAAGAATCCATGGCAATTTTGGCCGCCGGATTGCTAAACGGCATTCCTTTCGCCGAGCGTTACTGGATTGGCGCTGGGAAGATCTTTAGCCAGGCTCAGTTCCGGGATATTCGTAGCGAGATGCTGAAGCGTGGAATTTTGGAGTTAGCAAATCCGAAATCACCGCAGCAGGGGTACCAGTTAACCCGGGCAGGGCGGGCATGCATGCGCGACCTAGCATCACATCCCAACATCACCCCCCCTCCCCCGATGGATGGGTTGGACCCACAGGAATAGCCTTTTCGCGCGCGCATGCACGCATGCACGCACGCGCGCACGAAATTTGGAGGATTATGGCATCGATAACTATTGATAACGGGAATAATTTGGGCAACAAGGAAGATTGGTTTGAACGCGGAATGAAATCCTGGCGGCATGTGATTCAGGTGAGCGAGCAAACGCTGATTGACAATGTGGCAGCGACCGTGCCATGGTTGGCACCCGTGAGCCCGGCCTATATGGTCTGGCACAACGCTGTGAGCTTATTAGGCTGGCCTGCCTGGGTAGCGTGGGTGATGGCTCTGGCTGTGGAAGGGCTGGGGTTAAGTGTGGTGAGCACGGCCTTTCAG